TGAAAATAAAGGTAATATTTTTGAAAGTCCATATGATGCTTATAATAAGATATCAAACTCTGGTGTATCAGTTGTAAAAGACGGTAAAGCTAAAATACATATGTTTTGTCCTGAAAAATATAAGCTAAATAAATCTTCGTCTAAAACATTAGAAAAACATTTTCATTATCGTGCAATATTTAAAGATAGTGGATTTCTAAGCCCTATTATGAGTGTAAAAGTAGATTGTTGATATTATACTATATAGTTGATTGGTTTAAGTTTTCTTTGAGAACTAAAAACATCTGCAATTAAAATAATATTATTAATATCATTCATAAAATTTTTAAATATTTTCGTTATTTCATTCTTAACATCTTCATATTCATAATCTGAATTATTTAGAATTTTTTTAAGATATATATGAAAGTCTTTACTATTTGTTATTGTATCTAAAACTTTATCAAATCTTTCATTTTTTTTATTTTTTAAAATATCTGATAAAGAAATAATGCTATTTATATAAAATGTTATATTTTTATGTTCTCTAATTGTTTGAAAAGGTAAAATGAAATTGTAAAATCTTTTAAATGAAGTTAAAGCACTATTAATGAATTTAATTAGAATTATAAAATTAGAAATATCAGCCATATTTACGACAGAACTCTTAGAAGACTTTATAAGATTTAAAATAATACTATTATACAAGTATGTGTTTTTTCTTTCATAAGAAGATTTTTCTACATTTAATATTATATTAGATAGTTTTATGTTACGAAAAACTATAGAACCATCTACATTTCTCGTTGAAGTTCTTTTATTTAAATTATTTTTACTATTATATAAATTATTTAATTTATTTTTGTATAAGGTACTTACTGATTCGTGATTTGCAACATTATCAGTACAATATGTATTACAGTCAGCTATGAAAAATTTAATTTCGTGAATATTTGCATTAAAATGTTTTTCCATACGTAGTATAGTTTCTTCATCATAAAACTTATTTACATCTTCTTCGGTAAAAAAATTTTTATCAATTTCTAGCCATAAATACAAAGTTTTATCTATGGCTAGATAAATAATACTATTCATCATATCTTGGGAAAACCCAATATTAGTATCAATAACCATTTCATGAAAATGACTTCTTATTTGTTCGGTCCAGTTCTTCACATCATTTTCCCAAGTTAAAATACCAGTATGTGATTTTGATAAAGATAAATTCATATTTAATGATGAGTTTAATTTATCTATTAAATATGAAGTATTCTTAACCTTATTTTCAGATTTATATATAACTAAGAAGCGAGCATCTCCTTTTGGATTAACATAATAAGTTTCCATACGATGTGCTCCGGTTATTACATCAGTATTTTCACGCAACATAGAATGTAATCCACATAATGTATCATTAGTAATCAAAGAAACTTTTTTATCATCATTTTTGACAATATTATTATTATAATATCCATATAATACTTTTCCATAATCTCCTGACGACTTTAAATTATATATGATATTTAAAATGAGATTAATATTTTTTTTATTTTTTTTATGGTAATCTTTTATCAAATATTGTAAAACTAAAATAGAAATAGAAACTAAATCTTCATTTTTATTTTTTTCATCATTTACAGCAATTATAAATAAATCATTGTTATATTCGTTTGTATTATTTCTATTAAAATAATTATTGATTATATCAATCATAATTTTTATATTATTTTTAGCAAAAGGGTTTTCTTTTATAGGAATATATATTGCAATATATAATGAAGTATCGTCTTTTATATAATCAACATTTTCTACCAATACATATTCAGTTTTATTACCAATGTTAGTTTTATTTAATATAATATAATCTAGAACTGGATTGTAATCACCACCTTTTTTTGTCTTTTTTCTTTGTGAGTTTTTTTCATCTCTATTCAATGTACCCTTTCTTTTTTCTCCAACATTAGTGTTTTTTTTAGGAAACTGTTTATTTATCTGTTCTTTCGTTAATAATTCTTTATTATATGTATTATTCAAAAATAATAATGCAAAACCAATATCTTGTTTATGTGAAAAATATACAATATTAAATAATTCAGATGTATCTAAGTCAAAAGCGCTCGTATATTCGTTTTTAATATCTACATTAACATCACTACTTCGTATTTTAGTTAAACCATTATATACCTTATCGGTTATTTTCATTGATTCGATCATTGAAATTTTACCAATATTATTCATATAGTTTTTTACATTTGGTATTCCTACTGCCATAGTATCAAATAATATTTCAGGAGAAATAACTCTTGTATAATTATCGTTTTTTTCTTTTGAATAAACATCTAAAAACCTTTTTATAGGTTTATCTTCTATATTTACAATACCGTCGTAAATAAATTTTCTACTGAGAGTTGTTAATAATTTGCTTTGTAAATATGTTTGTAAATTTTCCCCATTAGTTGATTTTTTTAAAACTAAATAATTATCAACAAATATATTTGTATCTAAAGTAAATATAAAATATAGTTTATCAAATGAAATATGACCGTTTCTAGACAAATCTACAATAGTATCTATAAATGCTGTATTGTCATCGCTTGTATTAAAATTATCATATAAATCAACGTTACCTTCTTTTATAATTTTAATTTTAAAATCATGCTGAATATCTCGTATTTTAAATGAGTTTAATATTTTTTTAATATATTCATTAGATAAATCACCCCCTTTTAATAACTTTTTATTTTTGCGCTTTTTATCAATCATCGCATTATTAATATTGAATGAACCTTGAAACGTTTGCATTTGTTTTTTAAGTTTTTCTTGATCATATAATGAACCTCCGCTATTATCAATTCTGTAATATTTTGCAGTATTTTGGTTAGATGGGGGAGATATTTCTCTCTCTCTTTTATTTTTTTCTTGAAGTGCTATATTTAAATTATTATTATTTTGAATTGTATTATTTAAATGTTGGTCGGTATATTGTGTTGGATTATTATTAGTTTTAGATAATGTTACCGAACGAAAAGAATGTTTATATCTTGAATTGTTGGTATTGCTATTATTTTTTGTAGATATTTTCTTCCTACGTGTATTATGTATAGGTAGGATAGTTGTTCTATTATTTTTTGTTAAGTTATTATTAGGAGAAAAAGGGGTTGGAGATCTATACCTTTTAGTATTTATTCTGGATGTATCATGTAAAAAAGATTCCTCTATTACAGAACCAGACCTTTCTCTAACTGTTTGTAGTTCAGGAACTTTGAATACATGTTGTTTTGCATATGGATTTATCTTCTTTGTTCTAGTAGTCTGCGAAGATTGTTTGTCAATTAAAGTACCAGAACTTTCTATTATTGTTGGTATAATTGGTTCTGTGAAAATGAAAGGTTTTATTCTATCAACAAAAAAATCATATTTATCTTTAGAACTCAATAAATTAAATTGATTTAATGTTCTATCTCCAAAATCTTTAATCGGTATGTCTCTGTCTTCATATAAAGTATCATAATATAAAAATACATTATTATCATATTTTGATATATCAAATGCTATTATTGTTTCCTCGGGCATTTATATTTATTTATCTTAATTAACATAAATATAATAAAAAATAATTCAGTTTTTATGGTGTTAAAACAACTTTATTTTTGTAATAACTTATATATGATGCCCATAAACTATATGATGTTTTTTCGATAATATGATTTTTAAACATAGACATTAATACAAACTCGATAGATTTATCATTTTCATTTACATAATATATGTTATATTTAGAATCAATATTTATTTTATCCAATACTTTGTTTGAAAACCAATAAATATCGTCCGTGAATATAACTACATTTTTTTTATTCATAGTTTCCAGTGACTTTCTATAATACTCAATGTCAATTAAACTATTTTTTAAGATATGTAATGATACCATTTCATCGTCCAAGGTTTTATCTCCAAAGTTATCAAGTATATCTCTATACTTATAATATGCTGAGTACATAACATCTTCATTATTATAAACTATATTTAGCATTTTATCATATAATGATTTATCAATATACTCAAAACTTTTCAAACAACCTTCAAATTCAATGTTATCCAATATATTTATAGATTGGTTGATATCATTATTAATATCAAGTTTTTTAAAATTAAGTGAATAATATTTTTCTTTATCAATAAAAGTAAATAATCCTTTGAACAAGGTATTCCAATATGTATTTTCTCCTTCATTTAAAAAAACTAATTTTCTTTTTATTTTTAACTTTTTGGATTTACGCATAAAATTAATTATATATGATAATTGATATAATTGTTCACCTATATCTCCTTGTACTTTAATAGTAATGTAAGTATACGTTTTCATATTATAATATTTAATATATCATAACTTTATATGTGATGTTTTTGTATTTTTATCATATTCTATATTTACTATAATATCCGCACTATCTTTTATTATATCTATATGTGAAACTATCACAATGCAACTAAATGTATTTAATAATTTTTTTAGAAAACTTGGAACAAGTGAAAGATTTTGATTATCACATGCCGTAAATCCTTCATCTATGAATAGCTGTTCTGTCTGTGTATTTGAATACAAGCTCATTCTTAAAGCAAGAGATATCACAAACTTTTGAAATCCGGATGCTTGATTAATAGATATTACTTGCTTTATATTATTATCAGTACAAGTATTGTGTATAAGCCAATTAATATGAATAATATCTTTTTGTTCATTTATCATAAAGTCTAATTCAAAATCTTTGGTATTTTCGTGACATAATAATTTAATATATGAATTAGTTTTTATCATTAATTTTTTTAATATGTGATTTTCATACAAATCAATTTTATATGTTTTAAAATTATCTATTATTATATCTAATATTTCAATAGTTTCAGATATTTTAATATTTTCATTAACATAATATTCATAATTATCATTATTTTTATTATTATATGTTTTTAATGTTAGAATTTTAGTAATTTTATCAGATTTTGTTTTAATATCTGCGGAACATCTATCTATTTCTTCCAATACTGCTCTTTTTTTATCAATTGATATATTAATATCTCTATATTTTATATATTTATAAAACTCTTCTTGTTTATTTATTTTTTCATTAATATACTTATATTCATAAGACAATTTAACATTTATAATATCATCATATTTTTTCCATTTATTATAATTATCAATTAATGTATTTAAATTATTTAATCTAGGTTTTATATATGTTACATATTCTTGATAATCTTTTGCTATTTTAATATCAGTTTCTATTTTATTCTTTGAAATATTCATATCAATATATTTATTCTTCCAATCTATATATTTATCATATTCTATAGCATTATCATATTCAGAGCATAAAAGATGCGAATATCTATTGAAAGTATTCATTAAATACGTATTGTCTTTTATTATTTTCGTATCTTCTGTAATTTTTGTCATTATTTCATTTTTATTTTTAATATTTAATGTAGTTTCGCGAGAAATATTTTTTTCTTCCTTTATATATTTATTATAATTAAACCATTCGACGTTTAATTCGTAAATAATTATTTTTTCTTTTAATATATTATACTCATTATATAAATATATATAATCAATATCTTCACGATTATATATATTTTCATATTTATTTTCTAATTCAATTTTATTATTATTAATAATTATATCTAATTCTTTCATTCTTATAACCCACGATCTCGCACAACAATATTTACAGCAAGGGTCGTATCCATATTCTTTATTATTTTTAAGTGTATTCAATTCATTTAAATACGTTTCTATTGTTATATTAATATTATCAATCTCTTCGAGTGATTTATAATAGTCATTTAATATAATTTCGTATTCTAATACTTTTTTTTTATATTCATCATAATCGTAGGTTATATCAATATAATTATTTTCATCCTTTTGAATATTTTGAGGAATAGGGTAACTTACCAATAAACCTCTTTTATTATGCTGTTTTGATATATTATAATCACAATCATTAATATATTCGTATCCTGTTTCAATAGACTTTGTGAGTTTTTTATTATCTTCTTTTAATTCAAGATAATATTTATAAGATATATTAGTAGAATTGTTTAAATATGATGAATGAGATATAAGTATATTATTTAAAACATATTCTTTCAATGCATTTATAGGATTGTCTCCTAAAAATATTTTTTCAATTTCATAAACTATTTCATTAATTTCGCGTATTTTATTCTTTACAAATGCAGGTTTTTCTTCATTTAATATATTTATTTTTTCCAATATTTCTTTATATTTTATTTCTATATCACAAATCTTATTAACAGGAACAATAACAGGTTTAATATATTTAGATAAAAATAATTGCTCTTCGCTTATAATAGAATATTCGCAAGGTTTTTCTATTTTTTCAGGTATTATAATATTGACATTATATTTTAAAGAATTTTCTTCAATATGTTTATAATCAAAATCTTTAAAATTAACCTTCAATTCATTTAATCTTATATTATAAACATCATATTCATCGTCAGTTATTACCTTATCAATATTCTTAATATTTGTCAAATCTTTATATTTTTTGTCTAAAATATCAATAGTAATACTATTATTTATTTTCATTAGTTCTCTATATTTTTCATCTAAATCTTTTAATTCAATAACGAGTTCTTCCTCGTTATCTTCATTTACTTCTGTTGTTGCTAATATACGTTCATATACTTGCATCTTATTGTCTATAGTTTTTTTAAAGTCTTTATATTTATTCAAACATACCTTAAATAAATTGAATAAATCGTATATTTCATTTATATTTGAAGCTTTATCTATTATTGCAGTACATTCTTTATAATCCATTTTAAGAATGTCATTATCTACAACCTGTGTTATCATTGAACATGTTAGAAAGTCGTCAAGTGTATTAAAATGTGATTTGATAAACTCATTGCATGCATTGTTCTTTTTTATCAATTCTTTTTTACCATTATCATATTTATATATTTCAATATTGCTTTTATTAGCACTTTTTATATCAGATTGAATTGAGTATTTTCGCTTAATTTGATATTTTACACCATCTACCGAAATATCTATAATAGTATATGCATTTTTATGTTTATAATTTATAATACCATTTTTTGATAAAGAGTTTTGTTTATCTTTTGTTATAACTCCCCATATAGCAAGTGTTATGATATCATATATCGCTGACTTTCCTGTACCATTATTACCACATATAAGAAGAGTACTATTAATAGCTTCTGAAAAATTAATACTATTTCCACCTTCATAGCAATATAGATTTTCCCATTCAAGATATTCAATTGTAAATGGATATTTTGTTTTTATATTATCATTTAAATTACAAGATTTTATCAATAAAGAGATTTCTTTATTTTTTTTTAAACTTTCATCAATAAGATCACTAGGACAATTATCCATATTAAACAATAATACATTAAGATTTTTTATTATCTCTGATGCTTTATCGTAATATTTAGATGGTATATATTTTTTCAAATACTCGATGAAAGTATCTTTATTAACGTGTATTATATTGCTATTATCAACTTTTTCTACGATAGTACTTTTAATCTTATCATTTGTATTTAACTTATTACCAATTATAGTACAATTTATATTATGTTTATTGAATATACTATAAAGTTCTTTAGTATTATCACAATTAAATGAAGAAAAAGCACGAATTTCTATATTTTTAGGAAAATATTCTTTATTCCCTGATATAAAACAATCCAGTTTGCAAGTATATTTGCCATTATTTCTTAAAAATATATTATTGTTTTTAATCATTATATTTACATAACCATATGGATTATAGACATTTACATTTTCAATACTGCGGTTTTCTAAATCCCATATCATATATCCGTGTTCTACAATGTCTTCTCCGTAATTTTGCTGTAAAAGAGACCCTGAATATCCCCATAATACATTTTTACTAATACCTTGTTGTCTTAAATGAATATCGCCCAATAAAGCATAATCAAAATGTGATATCCAACTAAATGGATATGATGAAGCACAATTACTTTCAGGAATTTCGGTTCCATTATATAATTTTGCAGAAACGAATGTACCGTGGAATAATGCTATTTTATATTGAATATCTTTATCAATAATAGGAAATGAGGGTAATTTATTAATACGACCTACAGTAGATAAAGTGTCGAGTGTGTCGTCAATATTAACATATGAAAACCCAACATTATCTATTGTGAATGATTGTGTTTTTTTTAATATTGTGAGATTTTTTGTTTCAATCGTAGAAGATATTAATGATGGTTGGTTAATTTCATTTTGATTTCTATCATGATTACCATGGAATATTATTGTACGTCCTATATTAGATAACCCATTTATTAACATATTGTATAATTCAAGACCATAATTACCTACTATATTTTTATTATGAAAAATATCACCTGTTACAATAATTACAAAGTCTTCATATTTTAAATTATTAAATTCAACTTTATGAACGATAGACTTCATTAAATTATCAAATACTATACAATATTCTTCATATCTGCACGATTTTTTATCACCATATCTAATATGAATATCTGAAATATGAATAATCTTTTTCATTTTAAATTTATAATAGTTAGTTATTATATCAATTTTTAAATATGTTTAAAACCCAATATTAATATTGCTAAAATTAATACTATCATATGCATTATATACTTTTTTTGTTAATATGTTTTTAATAATTTTAAAACTAATTTTTTTTAAGTCTTTGCCGATATAGAAAATCAAACACATTAATATTAAATTAAATATATATATAAATAAAAACTCTATACTAACTGTATAGTTTGCTTTTATTAATATTTCATTTGCTTCTTTACTGTTCTCAATATTTTCATTAGTTTCAATATTTTTTGACAGAGATATAGGTTTATTTTCAATATTATTACTGAAAGTTACATCTTCATTATTAATTTGCTTATATATCATAGATACTATTTGTTTTAAATAATTATTACTAAAATTAACTTCATTTTTTATAGATATAGTATTAGTAAATACTTTTATAACTATACGATATGCTTCTAATGCTTTATTGTAATAATGTTCTGTTATATGATATTCAAAAGTATTCCCTTTTATTTTATTATAAACATTTTCACCAGTATTATCTATAATTAATCCAAAAAGATCTTTATCGCGACTATTTAATAAACTCATTTTATCATTATCTTTTACTTTTGCTTCGTTAGTTTTTTCATATTCTATCGAATTATATGCTATATGAGATGAAATTATTAAAAAATTATCTATAATAGAATAAATAGTTTTATCATTATTATTTACGGAGTTCTTTAATTTTGTATAATTTTTATTTATAGTTTCATTGTCTTTATGTTCTTTTCTTTGTTTATTAGTTAAACTAAATAAAACCTTTGCATAATGTGATACAGTATAATTATTAAATTCATCATATTTTTCGTATCCATCATATAAGTTTTTTTCTATATCATTAGATAATATACTATTAAAATTATCTAACAAAAATGGTGTATCAAGTATTTTTTCTGAATCATCTATATCGGTCTTATTATCAATCTTATCATAAGCTGTAATAAATTCTATAAATCTTTTATCGCTATTTATATCTATTAAAAATTTATATTGTATTTCATCGCCAATATAAAAAAAATTTTGTTTTAATTCTGTGTATTTTTCATCAAATATATTATCATCGTTAAATATAATTTTACAAATTTTAATTAATTTAAATATTCTAAATCTATATTTATATTTATATGTATCGATATACGTGTCAATAAGGTGTATATTTGGTATTTCATTAACACCCTCAACTATATTGAATTCATCCCATAAATCACTTAATTTTTCGTCTTTTGTTATTCTGGTGATATAATTGTTTATAGTATTAGATCGAACGTGTTCGATACCAATTCTATTTTTTAAAATTATACCGTAATACTCTTTAAACTTATCATAATCTTTTCTGTTAAAATTGTTTGTCAATTTTTTTGAATCTTCTTCATTAAAATATTTATTATATTCAATATCTTTAATATCACGTAGTTTTTTTAATAAACATGCATCATCATCTTCACAATCAAAATCAATTGGTTGTGAATTATACGAAGTCATTAATAATGTATTATTGACAATGGAAGCTATAATGTTTGTAATTATATATTGTTCTGTAAAGTCATTATTCATAATACTGTTCGCATTCGCTTTTGTTTCATGAAGTTTAATATATGGTATAACTATATTATTTAACTTATTTAATTTGCTTTTATATAGACTGTTATATACACCATATACAACATATTTATTATAATCAGTGTTAAATATGACAAATAAAAACATAAATAATATTACTATTAAAAATACAAATAATGGCATTATAATGTTATTATTATACTTTTCATCTCTGTTTTCAGGTATTGTGAAAAAAATCCCAAAAAATATTATAAATACAACAAATATATATATTAGCAATGTACCTATATTTTTAACAATATAACCATCAATATTATAACATGATTCTGAAGATGTTGTGTAATCTTTATCTATGATATTAAAATATTTTTTATAAAAATTTATTGTCGTGTAATATGATAAATCTTTGTTCATAACATTGACACCATCTTCATCAAAAATATCTTCATTCTTATAAGTTAATATTATATTGAAAATATTAAATATTAAATATAAATAAATATTTAATAATATTAAAAAACATATATTTATTATAATATTATCAGTATTTTCATCTATAGTATAAATTAAAATAGAATATATAATAATATTTAAAACTATAAAAACATATAACGAAGCTGCTATTTCTTTTATATGTTTATTAAAATAATTATTATACCCATTTTTTTCATTAGGAGTATTTCTAATTGCAATCATTGAGGTCATTAATATTCCCGAAATAATAATAAATACTAAAGGATAATAATATACTAGTTTTTTTAAAATATAATTAATAGTTAGTAAGTCATCACCATAATTTGGTTCATTATTTAATATAACAAAATCATAAAATAACTTACAAAATAATAATATAAGTATAAATAAAATCATAACATAATATGATTTTGTGTTAAAAATATCATTAGACAATAATATGTCAAAACTATTTTTTGCCAAACTAAAACTTCCTGTTTCTGCTTGACAATATATATTATTACAATTTTTATCTAAGTTTGCTTTTGCTACAGCAGTAAAATAGTTAGTTTTCATAAATGAAATTGTTATATTTTTTAGTTCGTTTAAAAATATTACAATCATAATAATAAATAAAATATAAACTAGTGTATTCATAATTAATCTTTACAAATTGCTTTAAATATTATAAAGAAAAAAAGAAGAGATTAAATCTATTGCGTAATTATCTAATAATATGATACATATTATATATTGATATTGAAAATATCAATATAACGATAGTAATAAACAAACAGTATATATATATTTTCTTTAATATTATAGATAATATATACAATAGAGGAAATAATAAGAAAATATATACAAATATAAATCTAGATATTTTATCTATTTCTTTGAATATTTTTTGATTAGTTTCAATACATATATATTTTTTCATTTTATCTATATTTTCTAAGGTAAAAATTATATTATCGTTAGTAAATATTTTTACCTTAGAAAATATAAGATGATTATCTTTCAAGTTTATTAGTTCATCTATTAATGATTTATTAAGAGTAACTTCTTCTATATTTATATTTTCATCATTTGAATATTTTATTAATATATTTATAATTTTAAAATTTGCATAATTTGTTTTTCCCTCTTTTAGGATAATATCCAATTCTTTCAATAACATTATATAATTATATACATTGGTATTGCGATATAAATCCATTATGTGTTTTAAGATTATAGAGAAGAATATAATATTTACACATAAAAATATAAATAAGTATAATGTTAAAACAATATCATTCATAATAAACTTTTTATCAAAATATTTATAAATACAATGAAAACAAAAAATCAGAAGTATAAATATAATTATAGCAATAGAGTTTTCAACATGTTTATCATATATAACAAGTATATTATTGTTATTTGAATTTTCATAAATTTTATGAAAGTCTATGTTTTTTTCATCATTATATGATGTTTCGTCGCTGTATTCTTTATCTTTTTTGAAATTTTTATTTATTGTATTAAAATCAAACAATATATTTGCAATTTTCCAAATAAAAGTATTTTTTATAGATATATTTGAATTTTTTTCTATAGATATAGAATTGTCATAACATACATCATTAAAAATATTTATATTTTCATATAAATCTCTATGATATTTTAAATATAAAATTGGATAAGAAGCTAATAATATAGAACCAAATAATATTAAGGTTATAATTAATAATATATTATCATTTATCGTTTCGTCAATAATTTTGTAAATCATAGTCGGATACACTAAAACCTATTATAAGTAGGAGATATAAAAGTAATATATTTTATTTAAATAGTTCTTCGTTTGAGTTTTTATAAATATAGTTTTCTCTACTTATAACTGAATTATCATTATCATTGTTATTGTTATAATTGTCTCCTCTAATATTTTTTAATAATTTATTGTATATACTATTTGAAGATTGTGAAAAACCACCTGCAAATAAATCGGAAACACCTCCGTTTTTATTTCTATGATTGGGATATTGGATGTTTATTAAATCTCGAAGATTATCAAATGACATTGTTGGTATTGTCATAATTAGATATATATTATAAACAATGATAATATTATTTTTTATTTCTTTTTAATGTATTTTGCATTTCATTATCAAAACTATCACATACACTACGTATATCATTCCATTTACTATCATCTATACCGATATTAATAACAGTTTTATTATCTAACTTCCACAATTCACCAAGTGTTTCCAATACATTTTTTTCATTTTTTAAAAAAATTGTTTCAACTTCTTCGTATGTCATGTTAATAGGAGATTGTTTAAAAACTTCTTCCATATCCTATATATATTCTTGTTTATTATTTTTATATATTTTTATATATTTTTATATATTTTTATATATTTTTATATATTTTTATATTTTTGATTGTTTTTATAATAATAATCTGCTATTTCATAAGCAATTTTTTCATATGGATGTTCTAACAAATGATTTGTCATTATAACATCATTAATACCTGTTGGGTTATTGCTTCTATAAAAACATACCATTGTTTTATTTGTTCTATTATCTATATAAATATTACTATTTGTATCTGGATTTGACCTCACGTATTCTTTATTTGATAATAAAATTTCTTTAAATCCCATACATTTAATTATTTTATTAAATAAAGGTTCATTTTGTCTTTGATATATGTGTATCTTTTCATGTATTAAGGTTTTTATTAAATCTTCTTCTATATAATTAAGTACATTTTTAGATAAAAAAATAATATTTTCTCGTGTATGCGGTAATCCCTCCTCATATTCATTTTCTATATTATTTATTATATCATCTACAGAATGTGTATTTGCAAAAATCCATTTTATATCAGCTATATCATAGCCTTTTATATAATTATTATAACATAAATCTTCGTATTTTATATTTCTAAAAAATATATCTGCTTTTTTTGCACATCTTGATAATAACTCTTTTTCATATTGTGTAAATGAAATAGTTGTTTTGACAATCTTATCAATATATTCATTTGGGGTTGATACTTTTCTCGCATATAAATCTAATATAGAAAGGTTATTTACATATTTATCTTTATCATATCTTAAGAATATTTTTGTTTCATCATCTCGCATGAAGTAAATATTATTATTATTATTATAATTATTATTATTATAACAATAATAAATTGTTATTATAAGTATTATTGAAGATATAATAATAAAAGCCAATATATTATAATTCATATAGTATTCTAATATATCGGATTTTATTATTATATTACAAATATTTATATTAAAACCTTCTTATTTTTTTTTTTTTGATAACAATATACATCTTTCATATCAGGAACATTAGCATTTTTTACAACCATTTTTTTTATATCTTCAATATTCCCAGGTGTTAAAATAGAACAAATATTTTTCTTATAATCTATATCTTTTACTTTTGATAAAATATTTTTTATATTATAATTTACTATTTCGCTATTTTCTATTTGTACGAGTGATTTTTCGTATTCGATAAAACATTTATAAATATTGTATGTATAAAAACTACCTGGGACATTATCTATAGTTATTATATTTTTATAACAAATTGAAATATCTTTTTTAGAATTAACATTTATAACAGAATATCCAAATGAATTAATACAAAAATATTTAATTTTATATTCTCCAAATTCGTTCATATTGAAAGAGAACTCATTATATTTATCTTGGTTTTGCGGTTCGATATTATCTGGATTTGCACCTCCAGTTCCTGTAGTTATCTGTATTAAACTTTTGTCTTTTTTTATAATGTTCATTATACTAAAGTTATGCGTATCGGCACATAAATATATACATTCATTATCGCATAATATGTCATAAAAATCGTTTATAATATTATAATCAATATCTTTTATAATTTCACCACCATTATTTGATTTTTTTTTTGTAAATAATGGTACATGCCCCATTACAAATATAGGTTGATTAACCGTAAAAGATATTTCTTCAATTTTTACTTTAATATTTTCTAAATATTTAAAAGAGTTAATTTTTTCATCTGATGTTTTTGAATAAAAATTATTTGTGTTTATAATAATCATAATATATTTTTTATTATATATTATTCCAATCTTTTCACCATCAAAAATATTTATATCGTCTAAAGCATATTTAACATTTTCAAGAGTAACAACACTTTCTTCAAATATTGATTTTTTTTCATTACTAGATGATTTAAAACTTCCTTGTTTATCCTTTATTTCTTGTTTAATCTTATTTATATAATATTTTTGCGTATTTATCATACAGTTTTTTTTTAGTTCAACTTGTTCCTCAGAGTCTATTTCCTCATCGTGGTTTCCAACAGCAATATATTTTGGATTTTCCATTTCATAAACTTTATAATACCCAGATATTAGGATATCTTTTAAATAATATTTAATATTAGTTCCTGTTACATTATCTTTAAATGTCGTAGCATACCAATTATCACCAGCTATAAAAATTGGCATTTTTGTATTTTCGTTATCTTTTATGTATTCCAATATTATATCTCTATACAATGGTTCATTTGGTTTTTCGCAGTTTATATTATTCCAACATCCAAAATATAGAAAATTATCACACATCTTATATTTATTATACTTTTTTTAATAATGAGTACATAATCTTTTTATTTTAAGAAAAATTAGAAAATGTTAAAAGTTATAGAAAAATATAATTATGTACTCAAATTATAAATACATCGAACTTAAAGTATATCTATCAGATGATGATATATTTTTATTCGAATAAGTATTATAGAAGTCTATGGATATTGTATAAGGTAGAACAATTTTAACAATATCAGTTGGAACATATATCATCATATTAATCCACGAAACAATATTATTAATTGATCGTTTTAAGTTTCTCACACCATCTTCCTTTTCTATATTGCTGATAATATGTTTAATAAGTTCTTTGTTAAAAATAATATCACCATTATTAAGATTATATTGTTTCAATATTTCAGGTATTATATAATCTGATGCTAATATAATTTTTTCATCATTATTATACCCTTTTACATTTATTACTATCATGCGGTCTTTTAATATAGGATTTATCAAATATTCATCATTATATGTAAATATAATCATTGATCTTGATATATCTAAATCAATTTCTTCTAAATATCTATCATTAAACTTGTCGTTTTGAACTGGATCTGTTATATGTATTAATGTATTTATAATTTCTTGTCCTTTATAAGTATTTGAAACCTTGTCTAATTCATCAAATAGAAATAAAGGGTTCATAATCCCAGTTTTTATCAAAGATTCGCAAATTTTACCATGCTTTGAACCCTCGTACGTATAAGAGTGCCCTTTTAAAAAAGATGCATCATCTGTTCCACTTAATGATATAAATGCATTAGGATAATTTAATGCTTCGCAAATACCTTCTTTAATAAGTTTTGTTTTACCAACACCGGCACTTCCTTGTATCCCTATAACATAACCATTCGCTTTTGGAAATGATATTAATTGAGCTAAAACTCTTATTATTTGCTCTTTAGCATCTTTATGACCATATATATTTTCGTCCATTTTTTTACGAACACCGTTCAAAAACTCACATATTTTACTATTTCCGTCAGCAATACATACAGGTATTTTATAATACTTATTGAATGGTATATTATCTAAATCATTAACCCAATTATTTAATTTATGATATTCGTCAGAAGAAGTAGACATTTTATACATATTATCTATCTTTGTTAATATTGACTGTTTTGTTGTTTCATTAAATTTAAGATTAAGTATTTTGAAACGAATTGGTATTTTACCAACATCATCATTATTTATCAATTTATCTTCTAGAATTTTGATTTCATTTTTTTGTTTTGTTGTCAATTTATCAAAGTATGTTTTTTCGTATTTATTGTATTTATTATAAAAGTTATAATTAGTTTTTTTAATTATATTGTTTGATGTATTGTTAGCATTATTTAAAGTTTTCAATAAAAAAAATAATTGCTCATCTTTTTTATTAAAAAATCCTCCTTCTGGATAAGATTTTTTAACATATTCAACTTCATAACTCTCTTCATCACTTTCTTCGTCACTTTCTTCATAACTCTCTTCATCACTTTCTTCGTCACTTTCTTCATCGCTTTCTTCATCACTTTCTTCGTCACTTTCTTCATCACTTTCTT